CCAAGAAGTAAGGACCCCCTAATGCCCACGGACAAACTGACTCCCGTTCTCCCTCAATACATCGACTCGACCATGGTCTCGGCCTTCCGGTCGTGTCCCCGAAAGTTCTACAACGAATTCATTCTGGGCTTACGCCCAGAAGGACTGAGCATTGACCTCCACGCTGGCGGCGCTTTCGCTCACGCCCTCGAGATCGTCCGCAAGGAAGTGTTCGTCAATCAACGCTCATTGAGTGACGCACTGGTACGGGCCTCCGCAGCTTTTGAGATATACTGGGGCGACTTTAGGATACCTGAGACCAAGACAACTAATAAACGTCCCGACCGTGTGTGGGCGGCGGTGGAGGCTTACTTCAACCAGTATCCGCCGCACACCGATCACATCCAACCCTACTTCGTCAACGGCAAACCCACCTTCGAATTCACCTTCGCCATCCCCCTCGAAGGTCCCGATTGGCCGACGCATCCCGTAACTGGCGACCCCTTCCTCTACACCGGCCGCTTCGACATGATGGGCGAGTACCTCGGCAATCCCGTCATTTGTGACGATAAAACCAGTGGCTCGGGACACTATGGTAATTGGTCCGAAAAGTGGGACCTCCGCGGCCAGTTCATTGGCTACACATGGGCGTGTCAGCAACTCGGCATCGACGCCACCGACGTAGTTGTGCGAGGCGTGGGCATCCAGATGAAGCAGATCGCCCTCGCCGAAGCTATCAAGCCCTACAGCGATGACCTCCGCTCGAAGTGGCTGGAGCAACTCCGTCGTGACCTCTGGTCCATCACTCGCATGTGGACTGAAGGGTACTTCGACTACAACCTCGCCGAATCCTGCACGGCGTATGGCAATTGTGTCTTTTCGACCGCCTGTCAATCCGCTGATCCCGAGCCATGGTTGAAGACGTTTGATGTCAGACGTTGGAATCCTGTGGCAATCGACCCAGTGGCGAAAGGAGGAAACACGGAAGCCGCCTAGCGGCGCAAAAGCGCCGCTAGTATCATTCACTCTAACCCCCTTGAAGGAAACACCCCCATGAAACCATTCCTAGCCGTAATCAGCCCGATGGCCGCCCCCGGCAAGCCGGGCGGACCTGTCGATCCCGGCTACGGTATCGACGAAAGCACCGGCTGGCTCCGTCCGAGCCACCCGATTTTCTATCCACTCCCACCGGGAGCGCCGGTCGATCCGAGCTACGGTATTCCCATCGACGGGCCGCATCCGGATCAAGGACTTCCGGGCGATCAACCAAAGCCCGATCAGGGATTGCCGGGCTCTCAACCAAAGCCCGACCAAGGACTCCCCGGCTCCCAACCGAAACCGTCGCACCCGATCGTCCTGCCTCCGAATAGCGGCGGCTGGGGTCCGGTGTACATTTGGGGACCAACCGATCCACGACCGACACCCCCGATCGTCCTTCCGCCAATTGACTCCACGCCGCCCTCCGGCGTTCCCAAGATCGAATGGAAGGCAATGTGGACCCCAACAACTGGTTGGGTCGTAGTCGGAGTGCCTACGGGACCACACCCTACGCCATCGAAGAAGTAGACGCCAGCTACGCCAGCTACGCTGGCGAACCTGACTACGAATCGTCTATCCTCCGCCGCTATTCCACGCCCGGACTGCGGCGCAACAACACGGACACCTCGCATGAACGCCCCAACGAAACTCTCGACCATAATCCTCCAACCCCCTAGCGTCTTACTCCAAGGCGCTAGCGGTTCGGGCAAGACGAGTGCCCTCGTGACTGCCCTACAAGCCGGGCTCAAAGTGTTCGTTATCGGCACTGAGCCCGGCTTCGTCGACTCCCTTATCGATCGCTGCACCGTCCTCAAGATTCCCATCGACAACCTCCATTGGATGTCCGTCCTTCCCGCCACGGAAGGTTGGGAGGCCCTCGACGAGATGGTCAGTAAGATTGGGAGTTTGGACTTTGAGGGTATATCAAAGATTAAAGGTATCGGAAAGGACAAGACCCGTGTCCCAGCGCAGAAGTTCCTCACCGCGCTCAAAGATTTCGTCTGCGAACGAACCGGCGAGTCGTTTGGAAGTTTTACTCTGTGGGACGATACTTGTCTCCTTGCTGTGGACAGTCTTAGTGGCCTTTCTACTATTGCGTGGTACCTGACCGTCGGCAACAAGCCGACCGGAGCGCCCGGCGAGTGGAACATCGCCATGAACTTTATTGAGGCGATCCTGATGAAGATCAACTCGGATCGCCAATGCTACTTCGTCTTGACCGCCCACGTGGAAAAGGAAATGGACGAAATCACCGGCGTTCAACGAGTCATGACCTCGACGCTCGGCCGCAAGCTCGCGCCGAAGATTCCGCGTTTCTTCTCCGAGGTGGTCTACGCGCAACGCGGCGCGACTCCACCGTTCCGGTGGTCGACGATCGACGCCACCGCCGACCTCAAGAACCGTGTCCTACCCGTGAGTAACGTCCTCGCCCCCTCGTTCGTACAGATCGTTGAGGGCCACAAGCGCCGCCTAGCGCACATCGGAGGTGTGTGATGGAGAGCCTCGCAACCGTCCTTCTCGCTAGCGGCTTTGCAATTCTCGTAAGCGTGGTCATATTGAGTGTGATCGCGACCTACGACTAACCGTACCCATCGTCGTGTCTACAGCGCGGCGGTGGTAGGAGGCGATGGTGGTGACTGTAGCACCCCGACCTGCGCGTGCTATTGTCCGTGGTACTCGCTGCTCGTTGGCCAGCCATCGTCTCCGCACCCCGCAAGCGGGACTTAATCGTCCCGTGTAGCAAGAGAGCAACCAAAGGAGAACTACTATGAGTGATACCAATTCGATACCTTTCGACGCCGACGCCTTCATGAATGCCACCATCGACGAACCCCTCGCAACCTCCCTTCAGGGGGTTCCGGAGGGGGAATACGTCGCCATGATCGGCGATTTCGACTCCTCCGCCTTCAAGACCATCAACGTGACCAACAAACAAACTGGCCTTTCTCAGGGTCGTCAGGTGTTGGAGATCCCCTTCCTCATTCAAGACGACGCCCTCAAGGCCAAGTTGGGGAGGGAACAGATCTCCCACCGGGAGACTTATTGGCTCGACATTCGTCCCGACGGTACGCTCGATACTGGCCCCGACAAGAATGTCAGACTGGGCCAACTGCGAGCCGTGTTGAACCAGAACAAGGCTGGTCCGTGGGCACCGTCGATGTTGCGCAACATGGGGCCGGTGTTGATTAAGATCAAAACGACGTCCGACAAAAACGACCCCGACAAGAAGTACACCAACATCTCGAAATACGCGAAGATCACCTAACGGCCTTTGGCCGTTAGTTGGTCGTCGTGTAGGAAGGGACCGGGGAATTTAGTCCCCCCTCTCTGGTCCCTTCCACCCTTTCGAATCCGGGCATCGCGATGTTGTTATTCCCATCAGCGGACCTGACCCGGACACCTTGAGGGAGCGCCGCAAATGGGCTCCCTCGTCCTTTCACGGAGCAACAAATGATCGACCTTAGCGAAGCGGAATTGAACCGTCTTTATGAGGGGTCCAAGAATGACCGCTACCTCATTGTTGGCAGTGAAGTTCGCCAGATGGTCGGTATGATACGACGATCCGCCGACCGCATCGAGGAGCTAGAGGCGGCGCTGCGGACCATCGCGGAGCAGAGATTAGTCTACGATGGAGATGTAGGCGGAAATTATGAACTCCGTTTCAATCATATTGTCCTGAGCGCCCGCGCCATCCTCACCGCCCTCGCACCGGAGCAGGACAAATGTACATCGACTTAAACGACATCACCATAGGTCCGCGCCAGCGCAAGCGGTTAGAGACCAGTCCCCTAGCTGACCTCGAAGAGTCGATCCGCCAACGCGGGTTAATCCACCCGCCGACCTTTCGTGAGATCGACGGGGCGGACGGACTGGTGTGGCAACTCATCGTCGGCGAGCGCCGCACGACAGCGATGAAGAAGCTTCACGAAAAAGGGATACAGTTTTATCACAATGGGGAACTCGTACCTCGTGGAAAAATCCCAATCCTCACTCTGCAAGAGAATCTTACTCGCGCGGATCTTAAACAGATTGAGTTCGATGAGAACAAAATCCGAGAACCCCTGCCGTGGCAAGACGAAAGCGAAGCCCTCGCCGAGATCCATCGACTCCGTCTCGACGAAAATCCTGCTCAATCTCGATTGGCGACTGCGCAGCAGCTTATCGATGAAAAGGTTGTTGAAACGAACACAAGTGCACATGCTCTCGCTCAGCGCATTCAACGAGCAACAGCCATTGCAGAAAATCTGTCCAATCCTACTATCGCGAAAGCGCGAAACGAAACCGAAGCCTACAACCTCATCCTCAAAAGTGAAGAGGAGAAAATAAATGCCTCCATTGCAAAGCGCCGTCTTGCCGCGGAGGGCGGCATCCCTCGAATTGAAATTCGACAAGGCGACTGCACAACAGTTCTACCGGGACTTGATCCTAATACTGCCGATCTTATCCTCGCAGATCCACCGTTCGGAATTGGAGCAGATGCAGGAGGTTTTAGGCAGCGCAGTGTCCATCACCATAACTACGAGGATACACCGGAGGCAGCGAAGATCATTGCAACGACGATCTTGCTTGAAGGATTCCGAGTAGCCAAGTCGATGGCCAACTTGTGGATGTTTTGCGACATCGACCTTTTTCCGTGGTTGAAGGATACCGCGCTGCGCGCCGGTTGGACGCCATTCCGGACCCCCGTCATATGGATGAAGAGTCACTCTGAAGGAATGGCTCCGTGGCAAGGTAAGGGGCCTCGGCGCACCTACGAGACTCTCCTGTATGCCACTAAGGGTCAGCGGGGACTCATTACGTCTCCGACCGACATCTTTGACTTTCCTCGGGTACCTCGCCATGAACGAATCCATGCCGCCGAAAAACCCGTCGCGCTCTTGCGGGCTCTCATCGAGTGCTCTACTTTACCTGGGGATTTTGTGCTCGATCCCTGTTGTGGCAGCGGCAGCAGTATGGTTGCCGCTCGACTGGCAAAGCGCACTGGACTGGGCATTGAGCTGGACGACACCTTCTACAACACCGCGATGAGTAACGTCCACAAGGCTCCGGAGACCGAAAGTGTTGATGCGCTCGCGTAACGGCGGAGTATGGTCCTTCAATAGAAAGGGCTTCTCCCTTAATGAATCGCAATGTCCGAACCTCGCAATTAGGTGGACCGATGGACGCTTTATCTACCTCCGCCTCTCCCGTCGATGTCGACCTATGGTATGGCACCAGCGGACCACACGATGCCGAGATCGTGATCGTGGGGGAGGCATGGGGCTATGAAGAGAACCTCGCCAAAGCCCCCTTCGTTGGAGCAAGCGGTAGCGAACTTACAAGAATCCTTGCAGATTCTGGAATCGACCGATCTCGATGCCTACTCACAAATGT